TTTACAATTATTTAATCCTAGTTCAACAACATACGTTAAACATTTTATAGCATTAACTCAAACAAATGCTAACGATAGTTATTCAACAGCATCTTTTATAGCTGGTTATGGTAATACTACATCTGCCATAAATGCTGTTCGTTTTCAAATGGAGTCAGGAAATTTTGATGGAACAATTAAAATGTATGGAGTAAAGAAATCTTAGTATGCCATTAATCAAATACAACAACCAATCATTATCTTCTATTACAACTTTACCTGCTGCTATTCCTACTGGTAAATTAAAACTAATTAGTTCGCAGACAGCAAGTAACTCAGCTTCTATTAGCTTCACCACAGGATTAAATTCTACTTATAAAGTTTATAGATTTGTGTTTGTTAATATTCACCCAAGAACAGATGCTGTTTCTTTTCAATTTAATATGAGTACAGATGGTGGTAGCAATTACAATGTAACTAAGACTACAACTTGGGTTCAATCAATACATGATGAAGCAGATACAACAGCTTCATTATCATACAATACTGGATTGGATTTAGCACAATCAACATCAGATAAAATATTAATGTTTAATATAGCTAGTGATGCAGATGCTACAGGAGCTGGTTCATTAACTTTATTCAACCCTGCTTCAACTACTTATGTAAAGCACTTTATAGGAACTACTCAATATTATTATGAAGCAAACTTTTCTATTGAAGCATTAACAGCAGGGTACGGAAACACAACAAGTGCAGTAAACGCAATTAGATTTCAAATGTCATCAGGTAACTTTGATGGTACAATATACTTATACGCAATAGATAACTCATAATGCCTCTTATAAAATTAAACGACAGATCAATTAAAGATGTAACATCATTACCTTTTGGTGTTGGTAATATGATTTTAATTAGTTCACAGACTGCTAGTAATAGTGCTTCAATATCTTTTACTACTGGTATTAATTCTACGTACAAAGAGTATCAGTTTTATTTTATTAATATTTATCCAAGAACAGATGGCACTGATTTTACTTTTAATATGAGTACTGATTCTGGTAGCAATTATAATGTAACTAAAACTAGTACATTTTTTAGATCGTATAATTTTGAAAATGATACTGGTTCTGGATTAGGATATATAACAAGTACAGATTTAGCACAATCAACTGGAGAACAACTTTTAACAGAAAATGGATTTAGTAATGAAGCTGACAGTAATTTATCTGGCACATTACAATTGTTTAATCCTTCTTCAACTACTTATGTTAAACATTTTATATCAACAGTAACCAATCCAAAAAATGCAGGTGGTACAGGTATAGTAAGTATTAATTCATATATAGCTGGATATGGTAATACAACATCTGCTATAAATGCAATAAGATTTAAAATGGCTAGTGGAAACTTTGATGGAACTATTGCTATGTTTGGAGTATTATAATATAGATAACTTATGGTAGATCACAAATTAGTAGATGGTGTTAAAGTAGTTCTTTCTGATGCAGAGATAGAACAGAGAAACTCTGAGGAAGCTGCTTGGAATGCAGGAGCATTTGATCGTGCTATTAATAATTTAAGACAAAGACGTAATTCATTATTAGCACAAACAGATTACCAGGCATTGGTTGACAATACATTGTCAGAACCAATGAAGGCGTACCGCCAGCAACTAAGAGATTTAACTGAAGGTTTATCAACAGTTGAACAAGTTAATTCAGTAGTATTCCCAACTAAACCATAATATAAATAATCCTAAAAGGGTTATGAATATATTAATTGCTATTCCTTGTTATGGTGGAAACATTAGTAACATGACATTCCATTCATTATTTAATTGCATCAAACCTTTAAATGATATGGGACACAATATAAGAATAGAAACACTACCAACTGAATCTTTAATCAATCGTGCTAGAAATAAGTTTGTAACTAAGTTCTTAGATAATAAAGAATTTAATGGTACACATTTATTATTCATTGATGCTGATATAGGATTCACACTACAGAACTTGTTAAGAGTTATAGAGTTTAATAAAGAAGTTGTTACATGCACCTATCCTGTCAAAGGTTTCTATTGGCAGCAATTACTAGATCGTATCAAGAAGAATACAAACATAGATGAAAAACTAATGCGTGATTATCTTTTGCAGTTCAATGTTAATCTATATCCTAACACAGAATTTAAACAGGGATTCGCAAGAGTAAAAGAGTCAGCCACAGGTTTCATGATGATACGTAGAGAAGTGTTTACTACTATCATGGATAAGTTTCCTAATCTTAAATACAAACCAGATCTAAGAACAGGAATAGAAGGATCAGATAATGCGTATGATTTTTTTCCTGTTGGAATCTATAAAGAAAAAGATGGTGTTAATAGATTCTTATCAGAAGATTATTACTTCTGTAGATTAGCTGAAGAGTGTGGATTTGAAATCTGGACAGATCTATCTACTCCTATAAATCACTTGGGAAACACAGAGTATTATGGTAGTTTTATTGCTCAACTAAACAGGAAATAATATGATTACACTTATTATTGGTTTACTGGCTGGAGGTTTCATTGGTTATGCTTATAAAGATGAAATCAGTAAAGCTATTGAATCTATCAAAGCAATCTTGAAAATATAATAATTTAACCTATATAGACTTCATTAACCAATGGAGAATACTATGTTAGATTATAAATCTATCAAAGAATACTGGACTAAGTTTTATGCAGATGCTTTTGAAGATGCTAAGAATTTTTGGAAAGACTATGCTAAAGCAGTTGAAGAATTCTATAATAAAAATAAATAACTTTATTTAGACAAATCATTTCTATATATGTAGCCTATGGATATAGGTAGAGTTACATATAGATTGGTTGAGAATATACAGAAGATTGTATTAGATCATGGCGATGAAATAGTTGAGATAAGAAAAGCATTAAAAGAACTTAAAAGTTATTTCTCTCCAAAGATGCTAATCATTTACTTTAGCTTTATATTAACTCAAGTAATTGGCATAACATATTGGGTATCTAAACAAGAAACAACCATTGCAGTTCTAACAAGAGAAGTTGAAGAATTAAAACAGCAATCAAATAAAAAAAAATAAATAATATCTATAATTCAATTAGTTATAAAAAATAATTTTATTTACTTATTATTCAATTAACCTTATCTCGCACCTGCCAAACCAACTATAGGAGTTAGCTATGGCAAAGAAACATAAAACTGCTGAGGAAATCATTTATCAAATAAAGGATCTCCTTGACGATCTAGAACTCAAGATCAACCCAGAAGATAATTGGGATGATGAAGATGAGAACGAAGATCTTGATATAGATACTGACGAAGACGAAGAAGAGTAGTCTATAGGATAAGGGTGGTAGAAATACCACCTTTATTTAATTATCCCCATACAATTCACAATTGACTTTTTATCCACAACCACTATAGGTAGTGCATGAAGAGAAAGAAGCAACCTATATCTGCTACAGCTATAAGATTATCTTCTTATGAGAAGTATTCAAAAGAAAGAATGGATACAATCATTAAGAGATTGGATGATCTCACAGTTGAAGTTAAAGATTTAAGAACTGATGTGAGCATGGGTAAAGGTGTCATAGCATTTCTAGTAGTCATTGGTAGCATAGCAGGTTCAGTAATAGGTTTCTTTCAATTCAAAAACTAAAACAACACAGGGTTTTACATTGTTAAAGGCAGACAAAGGATTAGTATCCGAAGCATTAGCTCAAGCATACTTTGCTAAAGATCCAAACCTAATTGTATTCACAGCACTGGGTGGCGTTGGTCCAATAGATATTATTACATTTAACACTAAGACAAAAGAGTATTGCAACTATGACGTTAAGACTGTGTCATATAGAAAATCAAATACCAAGTATGGTCATAAAAGTAATGATCGTATAAATAGAACTCCATCAAAAATACAAAAGGTTTTAAACGTAAAGATTGTTTATGTATATGAAGATGGTAAGATATTAATCAAATGAATTACGAAGACGTTAAGATACG